TGTCAGGCCCGTGTATCCAACATACGACTTGTTTGTTTCCTTAAAAGTGTGCATGTATATTATATATTTCAAAATATCTCCTTGTGTTGGTAAATGAATTTCAATATTAAATATACATCTAGCAATCAAATTAAGAAAAAACTAATTCGTCATCTTCTTTGAGATCTTTAGCTTTTACGTAGCCCCTATTTACAGTATATACTTTATGATCAGGAGTACAAACTATTTTTTGACCAGATTCTTCGTCTATGATTTCAAGTACTTCTGCACTTTTACTAATTAATCCTGCATCAGTAATTTCTTTATATTCAATTTCTTTTGTGTCAATATTGTAAGACAAAACAAAAATTTCTTTTCCTTCATGAAAAAGATCAACAACTTCTTCTAATGATACTTGAGCATTTGGTACGTTGTCAATTAATACATCAATTTTTGTATCACCTGTTAAACATAAGTTTGAGCCGTGGATTTTTAAACCTAAGTCCTTTTGAAAAGTCGGAAGATGTCTATTTGCTTCATCAATAAAATTAACATACGGCTCGCCTGTTCTAAATCTAACTTGAAGAATTCTTTGCCATAATTGTCTTGCGTCAACTGTATCTCTAACAGACTTGTCATTTGGATCTAATAAATTCCATTTCTCACCTTTCATAACAGCTTCCATAAATTCGTCAGAAACGTTTACAGCATTATTAATATTAAAACATTTGCGATTAACATCGCCGCCTGTAGGCACTCTAATATTAAGAAATTCTATGATATCTGGATGAGAAACGTCCATATAAGCTGCGTAAGAACCTTTTCTTGTTTTACCTTGTCTATAAGCAGTCATATCACTGTCTACTGTCTTTAAAAAAGGAACAGGTCCTGGTGAAATAGAACTATTTGATCTAATGTCACTCCAGTGACCTCCTACACCGCCTCCTTTTACAGACATCCAACGTAACTCATCTGAGTGTGAAATAAGTCCTTCTAGTGAATCATCGACATAAGACAAAAAGCATGAAATAGGTAGTCCTAAAGAAGTACCATTAGGTTTAGGTGCGTTTGAAAGAATTGGACTGCTAAACATAAACCAACCTTTCGAAGCGTAGTCGTAAACTCTTTGCGCCAATTCTATATTGTTATCAGAAAATGCTACAGCAGCACGTGCAAAACTTTCTTGTGGTGAAACTTCATCGTCTTCCATGTAATAGTCTCTAAGCAAGTTAACTGAAAAGTCTGTTAAGAAATCATCTCTTTGTAAATCTATATTAATACCATAGCATTCTTTAATCATTTTTTATTCCTTTTAATCCGAACTTCCTACTTGACCTTCACCACGTTCTGAAGTTTGTGTTAAACTTGCATATTCTTTCTCGTTAACAACACAAAACTCATTATCACACTTAACTACTACAATTTGTACAGGAAGTTTTTCGTATGCTCCAATTGTATATTCTTCAGAACCAACGTTTACTAAATTAACAAAAACTTCACCCGTGTAACCGCTATCAATAACACCAGCCCTAACTTTAAGTGGTGTTTTAACTATTGAGCCTCTCTCTTGAATTAAGGCAACCCAACCTTTTGGTACAGATAACTTTAAACCTGTTTTTACTAAAGTTATATCATTTTTATGTAATGTATTATGTGGCATTAAAGTAACTTTACCATCAGCATTATATAAATCTAATCCGGCACTTTCTCCTCCATAAGCAGGAATATAGTCTTTTTCATCAATATGATTTACTTGAAGTGCGTCTTTTAGTTCTTCCATTAAACAAATATTAATCATCTTTATTGTTTACTTCCTTCCATTTTTCTCTTAATTTGTTTTTCATTGCATTGTTATCTTGTTCGACAACTTCGTTTAAAGACATTTCTGTCTCATCTAAAATTTCAAATTTTGATTTAGCTGTATCTATATTTATTGGAAACAATAATCCATCTCTACCTGCACGATTCTTTGCTACAAAGATTCTTCCTCCGCCTGTAGACTTTTCCATAGGCTTTCTACTAATTGAAAGTACTACGTCAGCAACTTGTGCTTTACCATAAGACTCGCCTAAATTTTCTAGACCTACAACATCAGATTTAGATGAATCTTTATTGGCCTGAGATGCTGTCCAAATAGGAATATTTAAATCAACAGCAAGATTTCTTAATTCTGTATAGATTAGTTTTAATTCATGTCTTAAAGAATCATACGCTCTAGATGATTTCATAACATCTGCATAATCAACTGTTACAAGGCTTGGTTTAAAACCTTTTAACGTTAACTTTTCAATATGATTTCTTAACGTCATTACAGAAGCAGATCCTGTAGGATATTCTTTAATTATAAGATTTCCTAGCTCCATCTTTTTATATTTATCTAAGACTTCTAATTTTCTTTCAATAATTTCATTTGAAGGAATATCACATAAATTTGAATCATATCTTTTTCCTGTTTCATGTTCTGACAATTCAAATGTATAATGAATTACATTTTTACCAGCTCTCATTGCTGCGCATCCCATAGCTACTAAGAAGTGAGATTTACCTACACCTGTATTTGCTGCGACTACACCTAATTCACCTCTACCTAAACCACCTCTAAGAATATCAGGTGCATCAATTCTGTCTAATCCAGTTGGACAAACCTGTCTATTAATCTGCACAAATCTTGCTTCGGCATCTTCAAAGAAATTATGTCCTGTTGAATTAGGCATGCCGACTGAAATTGCATTTTTCATAATATTCATAACAGATTCGTATTTTTCTGTTTGAATTAATTCTACGCTTTGTTCTAAAGCTTCACGAAATGCTTGTCTCTTACAAAATTCAAGAGACTTATCTTTTACATATTGAAGATCTCCCATATCCGGGTTTGTCTTCATGCGATGAAGATATTCAATAATTTGATCTCTAAGCACAGCGTCTTTAGACTTAGAAAGATCTTCTTTAATAATTGTAATAAGTATTGTAAGTGTGGGAAATGTTTTATATTTTTCGTAATATGCAAAATATTTATTGCATAAGTAAGAAAGATATTTTAAATCAAAATAGTCTGGATTGACTACTTCAATCATTTGTGCAGACCATGCTACGTCTGTTAGCATACTTTGAAAAACTTTTTCTTGAAAAGACTTTCCAAATTTAGAAAAGTTTTGTTGATTCATTAATATTCCTTAAGATAAGCAAGATTTTATTGATATTAAAAATTCATGAACATTAAAGAAATTCAAACCTTCTCGATTCATAATTCTTAAAAGATTCATTTTATTTGTAATGTGTTCTTTATTATCAAACTGGTGATTTATTTTTTTTATTTGATCTGCACTTAACATAGCAGAATCAAGATACATTAATTTCCAATTTTTTTCTAATAATTTAACATTTTCTATTATATTATTGTAGAGCTTTATTTTACAACCTGAATTAACTTTTTTGTTTGACTCATTAATTATATCATTAATTGAAGATTCTTTTTTCTGAATTAATTCTGGAAATCGATTTACCATAGATTTAATGCCAGCTCCTTTAATACCTTTTATTCCATCACTTATATCGCCTGCGAAACATCTAGCAAGACAAAAGTTATAAGCTGGAACATTCCATTTGTCTAATACATATTTTGTATCAATCAATTGTTTTTTATTAGGAGACCAAATTTGAGTGTTTTCATCTAATAACTGATAATAGTCCTTATCAGAAGTAACAATAATTTTTTTTGTATTATTTTGTTTAGTTTTTGTTAAGTATGAAATTACATCATCTGCTTCACAATCGCTAACATAGATCTGTGTTACAGGCGTTTCATAAAGTATTTCAATAAGTAACTTAAGTTGATTGTTTCTATTCTCTGATGTGTCTGGAATATCTTTGTAATAGTCACTTCTATTTAACTTTATAGGTCGCCTGCCTTCTTTATAATTAGGATCTATGTTTCTTCGCCTTACAGAACCACCTCCCTCCCAAGCTACAACTATTTTCTGTGGCTTAAACTTAGAAGCGAGGTGGTTTATATTATTTAAAAATCCTATTACTCCTCCACAAAGCTGTCCATGTAAAGACTTCTTTGGGTTGGCAGCAAAGTGTCTCATAAA